GATAAGTATATCGTTACTGAAATCAAGCAAACGCCTGAAAAGTTCCAAGGCAAAAAATGGAAGAAAACATTTGAATTTGAAGGCGATTTAGCAGCACTTCAAATGTTGAACAGATACATGGATGTAATCAAAAGCATCAATCCAACATTTAGTTTTGGAGAAGTGAAACTTGTTGAAAAAGAGTTGAGTAATCCACAAACAGGCTCAATTGATAAATATAACGTAAAAGAAGTTAATTAAATGAAAAATAAGGAGAAAAATTATGGCATTACAAAGTATGGTACAACAAGCAAGTCAAGCAAGAGAAAACAAAATTACAACAATTAAAACAGATACAGGAGAAATTAAATTAAGCTCAAATATCGTAAAAAGCTATTTGGTTGCTGGTGGAGGTAATGTAAGTGATCAAGAAGTTAAATTGTTCATTGCATTATGTTCAGCGCAAAAATTAAATCCATTTATTAAAGAAGCACACTTAATCAAATATGGTAGTTCACCAGCAACAATGGTTGTTTCTAAAGATGTCTATCAAAAAAGAGCGGATAAACATCCTGAATATCAAGGAAAGAAAGCAGGGATCATCGTTTTAACCGCTGAAGGGAAAATTGATTATCGCGTTGGTACATTCTATATGCCATCAAGAGAAGAACTAGTTGGTGGATGGTGTGAAGTCTATAGAAAAGACAGAGAACCTGAACGTGTAGAAGTATCACTTGATGAATATGTTGGTAAAAAGAAAGATGGAACAGTCAACGCTCAATGGAGTGGTAAACCAGCAACAATGATTAGAAAAGTTGCAGTTGCTCAATGTTTAAGAGAAGCTTTTACATCAGAATTCCAAGGAATGTATGTTCCTGAAGAAATGGGTGTCGAAGATACGACAAGCAACTTTGTTGTAGAAGAAACTCCTCAAGTACATCAAGCAATTGAAGCAACTACTGCACCAACAATGCAAGATATCATCAATGAAGAAAAACAAGCCGAAAAAGTACCAGTTGATGACTTTGACCCAATGTCAATGTAGAGGTTTATCAAAATGGATAAGTTAAAGGAATTTAGAAATTCCAAGAAGTTATCACAAAAAGACATAGCAATTCAAATTGGGGTTTCACCTTCGTATTACTACAAGGTTGAGAGTGGTTATCAAACTCCAAGCTATGAATTCCTATTGAAGTTTAAAAAGAAATTTCCAAATGTAAGTGTTGATAAAATATTTTTCTAGGCAAAACAAAACGCCAATAAGTGCGCTATCCTTACTGACGTTTGTCTAAATTTATTTACTCTTTGTGTATGCAAGTAAAGAAGTCAAAAAAAACTAAATTACTACATTATATAGCGCCTAATGCTTCTATGTACACATCATCACTTATGCAGTTTTAGTTCTGCATGATAGCCTAAAAAAAGCTATTAAAAGGTTTGCCCTTTAGCTGATGATTTGTGGAAATCGATGCAGTTTATTTAGTGATTAATGCACAAGTCTCCTTGCGGATTAATCCCTAAGCAATCTACAGAGCGATTATTTTAACCTGTTTAAACTGTCTAGGTATCAGTGCGTTTCCCCCACAATAAGAGAACAGGGCAAAATCAAAAGTTTTGTCAAAATGACCACTCTCCATTCTGCCACATAGGCAAGAGTATTTTATCACAATTTGGAAATTTATAAAAGAAAGGATGTTAACAATGAAATGGCTAGAGAGGTAGATACGAAAGGATACGTGAAAGCATATAGAAAAATGCAAGACACTGAAGTATTTAAAAGTCCATATGCAGTGCAATTGTTCCTGTACTGCCTCTTCAATGCCAAATTTAGTGGTAAAGATGCAGGAACATTTGTCACCACGCAAGACAAGATAAGAAAAGATTTAGGTTGGAGTAGACCTACAGTAATTAAATTTATGAAATTCCTAAAAGAAATTAATTGTATTGACTATCAAGGAAGTAATACAGATACAAAAATAAAGGTCATAAATTTTCAATATTATCAAGGAAAGTGATGTAAACGAAATTTACAACGGATGTAAAAGAGATTTACAACAAATGAAACGAAATTTACAACGGATGTAAAAGAGATTTACAACTCTATCTTTATTATATAAGAACGTAAAGAACGTAAAGAACGTAAAGAACGAGTGGTGAGAGTACACGCAATGATAACAACCCTTCGCATACGACTTTGCAGATTGCTATATATAGTAGTAACTCACACTCACAGAAAGGAATTTAGAAATTTTGGAAAAAAAGGAATTAAGAGAAATTTTGAAATTTTACAAAAGTATGTATGTAGGAGCAATGATTAACATCGAAGATAAAACTTTGTTTGCTACGTGGTATGAAATGCTAAAGGAATATTCGTTTGAACAAGTAAAGAATGCGATTATTAAAAGAACATCCCAATCAAGTTATCCAGCTAATATTCCTGAAATTATTTCTAACATTGAAGTTCCTGATTACACAATTGAAAAGATTCCACCCAACACAGTAATTATTCAGTTTGAAGATGAAACTTATGGAAACTTTCCATTTAGATTTTTAAACTCACAAGATGCTAAAGAATATTCCAAAAAGTTTCAGGAATGCAATTACGATAAAGAATCAATCAAGATCTTACATGAAGAACATGTTAGAAAACGCAATTCTTCGGTTCTTACATACAGGGGAGAAGCGAAAGCAAGATTAGAACAAAAACTTCAAAATCAAAATAACAAGGGAAGTAGAAGATATGATAAACAGAGTAGTTTTAGTTGGTAGGATGACACGTGATCCTGAACTTAGAAGAACTCAAAACGGTTCAGCAGTTACAAGTTTCACTTTAGCGATTAATCGACCAAAGAGAAATGATGAAGAACAACAGGCTGATTATATTTCATGTGTTGTTTGGAATAAGACTGCTGAAAATGTTGAAAAGTACTGTTCTAAAGGTTCACTGGTTGGAGTTGAAGGTAGACTTCGTTCAAGATCATATGACAACGCTCAAGGTCAACGTGTCTATGTTACTGAAGCTGTTTGTGATTCAGTTCAGTTTTTAGAAACAAAACCTAGAGACAAATATGAAGAACAACAATATCATTCACAATCAACATACAATCCAAATCAGTACCAACAACCAATACAAAATCAACAACAAGACAGTTTTATGAATGAAAATCCATCTTTCAACATTATGGAAGATGACATTCAATTCTAGTCTAAAATAAAAAACTTAAAATTTTCGTTTCTAGCGAGTGTTTGCTATAAAGATGATTAACTTTACCAATTATCTAAAAACATTCGTTAGAATGAATATTTGACCAAGAAAATAACAAATTAAACAAAAAGGAGAGATGAAAATGCTCATAAAAAAAGATGAAGAACCGTTTTTCTATAAATTTCTTTCAATTGCAAAGGAAATCATCAGGAAAAATAAAAGATACACACCAGTATTTTATGGCGACGATGAAAAGCTATATCTAGTATGTAACAACTATGCTGCAGTTTATGATTTTCAAAGTAATTTGCTTTTAGATGATGAATTAAGAGAATTTGGAAAAATCCCTTATGAATTATCGGAATTACCGAATGGGGATATGAAATTGACAAAATCTGAACATTTTAGCTGTCAAGAATCATATTTAATTGCAATTAGAAATTTCTTCAAGCATACAGGGTATATGTCGAAAAAGGTTTTTTCTGTAGATAAAGGTGATCCTTACAAGATTCCTAAAATTGTTGAAGTGACACAAAGATGGATTTCTGAAGAAGATAACAAGATTTTGGACAAAATAGGATTTCCAGATATCTATATGTTGGATGCAGAACGTGACAATGAATTTATTACATTAGCTGGTGATTGGAACCCATATTATTTGGCAGCATGTGATCAAACTGAATTAAACGGTGGTCAAACAACCATCACAATGACAATTTACTTCAATATCAAAGATGACCCTAAGAAAAGTGCTTGTGATCAACAAGAAATGGAGCTTGTACAACAACCTACAAACTATGATGAATTCGAAAATGAAGATGTTGAAGAAATTGAAGATGAGACAGTAGAAGATGATTATCAAGAAGAGGAACAATTAGATGCACTTCTTGAAGATGCTGTTGTTCCAGAGGAATTAGAAGATGATTTCGACCCAATGCGAGCTTAATCTTGGAATACAAGCGAACTACAAGAAGTTTTGGTTTACCGTTCCAGGAGCAATCGTTGGAAAAGGCAGACCGAGATTTACTACGCAAGGAAAATTCGTAAGAGCGTACACACCTAAAAAAACAAGGGATTACGAACAAAAAATAGCAATGTGCTATCGAAAAACTACAAGTTATCAAAGCGATAAGGCATTGAGGGTGAAGATATTTGCATACAGAGAAATTCCTAAGTCGACCACTAAAAAATTAAGAGGTTGGCTATTAGATAAAACGTTTCTATGTACCGTTAAACCGGATATCGATAACATCATAAAAGTAGTTTTGGATGCACTCAATAACGTAGCATATTACGACGATATCCAGGTATGTGAACTGGTTATCATTCGCGAATTTGCTGAAAATGAATGTTTAAAAATATGTCTAGAAGAAATCGGTGAAAAAAGACCGAAATAGGAGGGAAAATTATGGGATTGTTTGATTTAGTTAGAGAAGAACAAGAAGCAAAGAAAAAAGCTGAAGAATCAGCTAAAAAAGATACAAAAGATGCAGTTGTTGAAGAAGATAAAAAAGAAACTGATCAACAACCTGCTCCAGTTACAAAAGTTGAAAAACAAGCGACTGAAGAGGTAAAACAAGCACCAAAACAAGCAACTGAAGTTGCAGAAGAATCTAAAAAAGAAGAAAAACCTGCAGTTAAAAAATCAATTAAAAAGAAAGCTCCTGCTGAAAAAACTTACAAGTATCCATTCGGTGTCTATTCTGAAGGAAGATTGATTGATGTTTCTTCTTATGGATTTGCTGATGGCCAAGAATATACCGAAAAGGAAATTACGGACATCATGTTACAACACCGCCATTATGAATTTGCAGGAACAATGGAATACAGCTATATCGAGGATGACAATGTTCTTGTTGTAACTGGAAAACAACATAGAAAAGGCTAGGTGGTTAACATGGCCAATAATTACACAAGATATAAATTTTACGTCATAGGAGTTGGTGGGACTGGTTCTCTTTTAGCAAGAGACCTTCCCAAACTTCTTTTAGGAACGTCACATAAAATGATACTTATAGATGGTGATACAGTCGAATCTAAAAATATCGAACGTCAAGGATATCAAGCCCAAGATGTAGGTGATAATAAGGCTTTGGCATTATCGAGAAAAATCAACTCTCTTTATCCAATCGAATGTGAGTTTGATGATAAATTTTGCACATATGAAAGTTTATTTTCACTTATCCAAGATGATAAGGGATATGTTCCTGTAATCATAGGATGTGTCGATAATGATGCTACAAGAATGATTTTAGAAAAAGTATTTAAGAAGCTAGATGATGTTATTTACATCGACTCAGCAAATAGTGAATATGAAGGAAATATCTATATCACAACAAAAAAGAATGGTATTCAACAAAGTAATTTGAGAAGTCAATGTTACAAATTTGATTTAGATAAGCACCCACTTGACGTTTCTTGTCAAGAACAGGCCGCCAAAGGAAATGTTCAATTTCTAGTAACCAATGCAAAAATGGCCGTATCGATATTGGAACATTGCAACGCTTTAATCATGTATCAGTTGAAAGAAGGTGTTCAGCTTGTCAACAGATTTGAGACAGTTTTTTACGACTGATCATGTCCCAGATAAATTAGAACCTAACACCTATGAAAAATTTTTCATCAACGCTTTAAGTTACACATCGCCAAAAGCCATTGATGATTTAACGATTGCCTTTGAAGAGGATGAATCCAATGATTTGATACAAAACTTTCAAGAAGTTGATTTGCTAGATGAGCATGTTTTTCCAGATATTATCGATTATGAATTTGAAGAAGTTATATTAAGTCCTTTTTTTGACAGAAACGAATTTGTAGTTGATGGTTTTGAAACATTGATTGAAGGATTATATGATGAACAGAATGAAATGTTCATAAATGTAGATTTTATTATTCCGCAATTAAAAAGTGTTTTTAAAGACACATATACAGAAGCCAAAGGATTGTGTGAGTATTCGGATGAAATATTATCCGAACCAAAAGTTGATTATTACTGTCTAGGTACCACTGAAATGCAGTTCTTGTATATCAAATTTAAAAACAAAGGAAAAGCTAGAAAATTCAGAAAACTTTATAAAAAGAGCTATCAAATAAGAGCAATGCTATATGGTTTTGGATATCGATTTATAAATGGTCAATTTGTTAAAGGAAACGTAAGAAACATTGAAATTGAAGGATGGGAATATCCTGATTTGAATTTTGGAGTGGCAAATGAAGCTCTAGAAATCATGGCCAATGTTTCAAAAAAAGAAAGACACAATACGGAATTGTTGCAAATAATAGTCGAAAGAAAAGTAGATGATTGTGATTATAAATTTACTTCAAATGCTTTGATTTCAGCTCTTTCAAACACATTAAAGACAAAAAGCGAGGTGATCATGTAATGAGAGAAGCAATCATTCGTTTAAACAATAAAAAAGATGATGCTGAACTATGTATCAAGCAGAATGAAAAGATTACATTCAAAATGCTTTCAAAAGAAGAACTGGTAAAACTTTTTAATGAATTTTTTATCAAAGATCAGCATGAGAAAGCAAACATAAAATTGTTTTCTGAAAACACGATAGGTGCTGGTATTGATTATACCGTTATAAAGCAACCTGAGCATATGCAATATGTTACTTATAATAATCATTCATACAAAATCAATTTTCCCAATGCAATTTACATCGTTCGATATGACAACAAAATCGTAAAAGGCATCCAATGCTATTGCTATAAGAAATACAAAGGTCCTGAAACTGAGTTATATGAATATGCAATGCCAAATATGTTGACAGGAAATGCAATGTGTATGGGTAGTGCTGATAAAAGGATTGTTGATGATGATATTGAAGGTGCTTTGAACAAAATCATTGCTACACCTTACTCACATAGCAATTTTGATGGAATAAAGGGATTTTCAACAACAGTCAGCTATTTTGAATATTTAGAAGAAAATCCATTTCCTTACAAACTTTTAAGAAAATTGAACAGGAAATTAAGAGATGTCAAAGTGTGATGAATTAAGAAAATTACTTCTTGAATGGGGTAAAGATAATTATTTGCCCCTCAAGAAAAAAATTGCGTATCTGGAAAATGAAAATTATCGTTTGAGAATGCAAAATTTAAGAATCAAAGAAAGAAATGAAAGACTTTCTATGATTATTAAGAAAAAAAGAGAGGAAGCAAACTGATGAAAATAGATAGAGGAATTGTTCAATGTGATAGATGTAAAAGAGTTTTTAAAACCAAAGAAGTCACTAATTATAAAATTTCATATCAAGCAGGTGGATTGAAAAGTGATGGCGGCTGTGGGCTTGTAACAAAAAAAGCAGAAATCTGCTCGGATTGTAATATGGATTTTGATGATTTTATGCGTAATAAACCAGTTGC